ACGTAGGGAATACCCTCGGTGATGTCCTGGTCATAGGCCACTGATCGCTCCTTAAATTAGTTAAGTGCTGAGATTTCGTCTGGTGTTAAACCGAGTGCTTCAAGTTTAGCAAGTGCTGATGCCTTAGCATCTGCTTTAGCCTGTGCTGCTGCTTCCTCTGCTGCCTTGATTTCTGCAAAGGCAACTGCATCTGCCTCGCGCTGGGCAACTTCTTCGGCAGTTAGTTCTACCTCGGTAGTTAGACCAGTTGAGCAGTCTACGATTAGTTTGGTTGGCATTGTTTTCCTTTCGTTATGAGTTCTTGATTCCGTATAAGGTGGCGGTGGAGTATTGACCCCAATTTGCTGCATTTTCTTCTGTAATAGCAATAGATGTAATGGCGGCTGAATTAGACCAAAGTCCAGCCATTAAATAAATATAGGCTTCTGTTGCGTTATTTTCTGATGCACTGTCAGATGATGTTGATTTGTTGTTGCTTCCTGCATAGTTTGGAATATAAACGCTGTGGCTACTAAATGTGCTAGTTGTTTGTGTAGCAGTATTAGCAACTCCTAAAATAATATAAGCATCAGTTGGAGAACCGCTACCAGTTGTTGTGCCGTTGCCGTTAAGTCTTCTGTTACTGTATCCAGTCGTAGTGCCGTTAAATCTTGCTCTAGCGTAAGGTGTTCCAGTTCCCGCACTTCTTAAAGATAAGACCAAAGCAAGGTCAGTATAAGTAGCAGGAATTGAACTGAAAGTGATATCAGCAGCCCCACCACTACCCACAGTTACAGTGGCTATCGCCGTATATGTGTTAGCCATTATGCCGCCTTTCTAAAATTAGTTGTCATAAGGTCACGCACTTTTAATTCCGTAGAGAGTAAGGGTTGAGCCAGAGGCAAAGTTATTGGCTGGAAATGTGCCGCCCATTGCCAATTCAATAGTTGTAATAGCGGCAGTATTGCGCCAAAGACCAACTGTGGCATCTGTTGTAGACGATGCCCTATTGCCGCGACCTAAAGTCGTTTTATAGGTAGTTGAATTTGAGTAATTTAATATTTGAAAAATTACAATTAATTCAATAGAAGTTGAACCTGTTGATTCGGCGGCTAAGCCAGAAGTTAAATTTGTATCCGCAGCGCTTTCGGCAGCAGACCCCGTTCCTCTTAAAAGTGTGTAGGAATAATTAGACCCAGTATCGTTATTAAAACGATAACGAAGTGAGTTATTTGATGCTGCTTGGGCTATGTTAGCGACCACAATTAAATCGGTATAACTACCGCTAATGGAAGTAAATGAAACTGTCGCTGTGCTAGTAGAAAGCGTTGTTGTGGCTATACTCTCATAGGTAATAGGCATATCACACCATCACTTTCGCTCGGCGCTTACGGGCGTTGAGTTTTCCAGACTCCCGTTTGCAGGTTAGACAGTATTGACCCTTCCTGCTTGCAAATTGAATTACATTGTTTTCCAATGGATGTCCTTTCAAACAATGACTTCTATATTTCAAAACTCTTACAGTCTTTGCGTTGTTTTCTGCTTCAGTTACCAAGGCTAAATGGTCAGGATTTACACAACGGCGGTGTGGGCAGTTGTTCCCACCTTCACATTCAGCAGGGTTATGACATAGATGATCAATGACCATACCCTCTGGAATCTCACCTTTGTGATACATCCACGATAATCTATGGATCAATGTTGATTGTGATTTAGGCCAACCGTATTTTGTTTGTGCATAACCTTTAGCAGTTGGAACAGATGGGTGATGCCAGCAACCATTATCTTGCGCCTCAAAACGGTTAATAATTCTTTCTAACTGAGTCATTGGCATAATTTAAGTCCGTATTCCGTAGAGGGCGAAACTGGAATACTGAATTGCTGTTCCACCTGAAGGTGAAATTGTTATTGTTGTTATTGCACTTGTGCTTTGCCAGAGACCAGAATGTAACCCAATCCATCCATTACCATTTCCGTCTCCACCATTCAGAGAACGTATGGTTTTATACTTACTTGTTTTTGCGTAATCTAGGATGTCAATAACTGCTACGCCATAGATGTCAGATGAATTACCACTGCCTGCTGCTCGCATAAAGTCATTGATAGAAGTAGTGCTCGAACTTGCCTCTGCTGTTGCGGTACTTCCATTTCCATATAATCTATGAACGGCATAATTGGAGCCAGTATCTGAATTGAATCTTAGCACTTGGTTGTTCCAAGTTCCAGTGTCGTTTGTGCGTAGTATGCCGCGAATTTGTAAATGATCATAGGTTCCAGGAATAGAACTAAAGACAAAGTTTCCAGCAGAACCGCTAGAAGTTATAGTAGCAATAGACTCAAAGTCGCCAACATCTCCAAACTTAGAACTGGCGATGATTCCTAGAATAGGCATTAGGCAATATCTCCTACGATAGTAAATGTGTTGCTTGCTGTACAGATCACACTACAAGCTGAATACTGGGCTCTTAGCTTTGGAGCAGTTGAGGTAGCTCCAGTTGAAGTTATAGTAACTCCAGCGCCCTGAGCAAAGGTAACTTGACCTGCGCCGATTTGTTGCAGGTTAATAACATCTCCTGCGCTAAATACGCTTGAAGGAACTGTAACTGTTATCGCTGCAGCATTAGATGCTGTGACAAGTTTGTAAGAGGCATCTGCAGCAACCAGAGTATAAGTAGTTCCAGTCTGAGCGTTTACAGAAAGACGCATAGTTGGGGTTGTAATGATTGGCGATGTAAGAGTCTTATTGGTTAGAGTATCGGTAGTTGCCTTACCTACCAGAGTATCTGTAGCAGCAGGCAAGGTTAGAGTTGTGGTTCCTGCTACCGCAGTTGCTTGCATTGTTGTCGTGCCAGATGTAGACCCAGAGAAACCTAGGCTTGCTATAGGCGATACTGCGCTTTCAAAATCTGTTAAATCATCTGAGGTTAGAACGTGCTTGACTGTGGCACCTGAAGAGTGAGTTATACCAGATACACCTGGAGTTCCAGTTCCAGCCCTTCCTCGGCTAATAGTTAAGATGTCACCAGATACGTTTGTCACATAAACAATTTCTTCATTTATCGTATCTACATCTATAGCCACTGTGAATATGTCTACGTTACCAACACCTAGTGAGACACCACCCATCAAGGCTGCAGCAGTTCCTGTTGCTACCGTCATACTGGTAGCAGTTGTATTTATACCACTGGCAAGCGTTGTCGCAACGCTGATACTTGAGTATTTTCTAGTCATCTATTTACCTCTATTTTGTGTAATGGATGCGAATTGGATACCTGTCTTGTAACTTCAGTGCCTCCTCCTGAAGTCTTTGTTGATATAAAGCAAAGATGTAACGAGATGCAGATGCACCAGAGTTAAATGGATTCTTAGTATCGTTAAGATCAGCCTCAGCGCTGGATAGATTTATACGACCAGCGTCAAGGAAACTGAGAAGTTTGTATGAAGCACCGAGTACAGTAACGTCAGCAGAGCTACCAGGTAGACCAGTAACATCAGCATAGTCATCGGAATTAGAATCAAGGGTATTGGCTTCTGTTGTGTACCATACCTGAACGGTACGACCAGGTTGTATGTTCTCATAGATACTCACAGTCACATTAGTATTGAAGGTTGCAGTATTTGCCATTTGGTCTGCTCTCCAACGGTTAATAGGTAACCATTCCTGAGAAGAACCTGTGGTCTGCCAAGACATAAAAAGAATACTCTCGGCATCATCTGGTAGAGCATAAGTTGTTTGAGAAGCATTAAAAGTAAAAGTCGTAAACGATACTGCCCAGAGTTTAGGATAGAACGAGTTAATCGTATCGTTGATAGCCTTCTTGATATTAACTCTAGGAAAGGTTGGGGATAAAGTAACTTGAGCATATTGACCGTGTGGTGCTGGACTGGTTCCTTGATATCCGCGACCAAAGCCTGGAGCTACATTCAAAGTATTGGTAGCAGTGCTAAAAGTATCAATCCAAAGTAGTTCTTCATCTATCTCAACTATACCTTTAGCAAGGTTATTAGCAGATCCAATAGCGATAGAGGTATCGCTAGAAGTAATACCATTTGGATTAGTTATGTATGTTACTCTGTCTTGACGAAGGGCATAGCCTTGTAGGTTGGCTTTGACCTCATCAATCATTTCTCCCAGTGTTGGCATTGTTTCCTTCCGTATACCAGCCATCTTCCCAGAGCGTCATTAGTCTCTGGAAATAGTATTCATATTGCTTTGCTATAACATCAACTGAATAAAGCGATATAGCCCTATCCCTGATAGCTTGCCTATCTAGATTCTTGACGTTCTGTGTTGCCAAGATAAACTCTTCTACGTTGCGACATCTATAACCTGTAACGCCTTGCACTACAGTTTCAGTAAATGCACCCCAGTCTGTAGTAATTACTGGAGTTCCGCAGGCTTGTGATTCAATGTTCACATTACCAAAAGGTTCTAAGTAAAGCGTTGGGACAAATGTAGCTATTGCTCCACCCATCAACTCTGCACGCTTCTCAGGTCCTACTGTTCCTATGTACTCACCATAGTTTGGTATGTGTGGTCCAGGACCTGCAAAGATAAGTCTTGCTCCGATGGTCTTGCAGATATGCGCTGCAATGTCTATACCTTTTCTCGGAATCATTCTTCCGACATACAGGTAATAGTCTCCATCACCTTTGCCCATTGGGAACATATCAGGATCTAGATAACCTGGAATCACCGCATCAAAGAATGAACCATCTACTTGAGCAGCGTTCTTATGCTGAGCATAGATTGCGTGCATCCAAGCATAAGATTCATAAACTTTATATTGAGCAAAGACTCCTGCGTATCCTACGCCAAACTCTACTGTCATCATTTCTGGCAGTGCATCTGCTATTGGCTTATGACTTGCTCCACCAATTACACAGATGAAGTCGTGCTTCTCTGCTCGCTTCTTAATCTCAGCAGCAGCTTTCTTATTAAACTTTTGCCAGTGAGGTAAACGATAATCAAAGGGTGCTTCAACATAAGGCTTCTTGCCTACAACGATTCTTCTTTGTGTCTCAGAGATGCAAGATATGTGCTCATCTACTTGAGCTTCATTCTCATCGCCTGCATATAGGTAGACCGTATGGCCTAACCCTTTCATCATATTGCAGAATCTGCGAACCTTTTCAGTGTACGCACAACCTGCGAATTCTTTAGTTACCTGTGTATGGGGTAGAGCTACTACGTGGAATCTCATACCACAATTCTACTGAAAACCTTTGAAATCAGAAACTAACTCGCCGCGTAAATCTGAGAATCCATCGTGCTGAATTACTAGGTTTGGCTGGGCAATATAGGCATTAGTCCTGTTAGCCCAGACCCTATAAGCCACATCTATCCACTGGTCAAACTCTCTGGCTATCTGGATAAATAAATCTACCTTGGCAGGATTTACACAATAGGCTTGGGTTCCTGTTGAAACTACCTGTCTAACCCAGTGCTTATTGACTGGCTTAGTCTCATTCTTTACTGCTCCTAGATAGAAGATATCCCAGTCTTCGGGTAGGTCTGCCATATATTCATCCAGAGCCTCATTAAAATCTTCTCTAAATTTAGCATCATCTTCACAGATAAGAACCATCTCATCTGGCTTTATCTTTCGTAGAACCTGTATATGGCTTAACCTGCCAGCCACTATCGGGTCCATACCTAGGAACTGTCCATCCATAGCTGAATGTACTTCAAACTCAAAGCCAACTGTTTCGGCTTCTTTACGGAACTGCTCTAAACGATCCGAACGCCTATTGACATTGATAACAATAACTCTGTCAAAGTATCTCATATACTAGACTAGACTATATCTCCAACGATTAAAAACGTATTACTTGCCGTACAGATAATGGTAGCGGCTGATTTATTCATTCTAAGTTTAGGAGCTGTAGTAGTAGCGCCAGTTGAATTTATAGTTACTCCAGAGCCTTGCGAAAAGGTTACTTGACCTGCCCCATATTGGGCTACGTGTATCTGGTCATTTGCGCTAAATACTGAAGGTGGCACTGTTACTGTAATAGCCGAAGCGTTATTACAGGTAACTATTTTACTAGCGTCTCCTACTACTAAAGTATAAGTTGTACCTGTTTGAGCATTAAATCCTATAATATTTCCAACGCCTGTAGGACCTGTCGCGCCTGTTGTTCCAGTAGGCCCAGTAGGTCCTGTTGCTCCAGTGCTACCTGTTGGACCAGTAGCACCTGCTGGTCCTGTTACACCAGTAGGTCCAATATCACCTGTTACACCTTGCGGTCCAGTTGGTCCTGTTGCTCCTGCTGGTCCTGTCGCTCCTGCTGGACCCGTAGCTCCCGTAGGACCGATGTCACCCGTAACGCCTTGAGACCCTGTAGCGCCCGTAGAGCCAGTAACACCTGTTGGTCCGACATTCCCAGTAACTCCTTGCGTTCCAGTGGCTCCTGTAGGCCCTGTAGCCCCTGTAGGACCCGTTGCACCAGCAGGTCCTGTTGGACCTGTTGCACCAGTAGTACCAGTTACGCCTTGTGGACCTGTAACACCCGTTGGACCAGTTGCTCCTGTTGGACCTGTATTGCCTGTGGGACCAGTAACGCCAGTGCTACCTGTTGGACCAGTTGGACCAGTAGCACCAGTGGTGCCTGTAGCTCCTGTTGCTCCTGTTGCTCCTGTTGCGCCTGTAGATCCTGTAGAACCTACAGGTCCAGTTGGGCCAGTTGCACCTTGTGCTCCTTGAGGCCCTTGGTCACCTGATAGTTCTACTGATACTTGTGGAGTAATAGATTCAATAATAATATAAGTCGTCACGATGTAGTTACCGCCCCAGTCACTATAAACTTTCCTTCAAGTATCCGAGTTATTACTGTGCCAGAATCTAAAACTAAATCATAGGAATATCTAGCAGCAGATATAGCTCCAGTCAAAGCAGATGATATCGTGATAGTAACCCTACCTAAAGCAGCATCTAATACCATACGACCATTAGCGGTAGAGGCAACTATGGTTGTGGTAGATGCACCAACAAATGGACGCACTGTCATAGTTCCTGTGTACCCATTTAGGTTCCAAGGAACACCATCATCTTGTATGACAAACTGAAAATTAAATGTTGTTGCTTGGTCACAGACCAGATTAAATTTAGCACTCATCAGCTAGACACCGCCCTGAGAGCAGCCGCCGCAGGTAAGCCAGAAGTAGAAGCGAGTTGATTACATACACCATTAAAATCAAGCCAATTAGCTTTATTAGCGTTGCCAGCAATTTCATTTAGAACTCCTACGGTGTCTGTTACAGTAAGAGTGACGCTACGTTGCGCTGCCCATTGTTGGGCTGCCTTAGCCATATCAACCATATTAGCAGCAATGCGATAGGTTCCACCATTAGCTAGACGATTTAACTCTGAGTTGAGAGTTGTACCTGCAACACCTAGTGCCACTGTTTACTCCTTACTTCTTCTTTTTTCTTGCTGCTGCTGCGTTATCTATTAGATTTGGATATGGACGACCTGCTGCTTTAGCGCGAGCTTTAGCTGCGCTCTTCTGTGCAGGTGTTAATTTTGTTGATTTCTTCTTTGGGTTCTTTGTTTCCCAGAATGGTTTCTTCTTCACCACTTCACCTTATCTGCCCAAAATGCGGCGCTCATCTTGCCTTTAGCAATGTTTTTTGAATGTCTTGCTTTGAATGACTTCTGTCTAGCAGTAGGCTTCTTATCGCCGCTTACGCCTTGCTGTCCGAATCTAATTGTCTTGACTTGAGATCCTTCTTTGGCAACAACAACGTGGCTCTTAGTTGGGTGGCTAGGCGTACGCTTGGGCTTATTGAAGCCCGATACACCAGCGCGTGTAAGACGTGAATCACTTTTTTTCTTTGCCATATTCTCCGTACTTTCCTAAGATTGCTCGGATTGTTCCGTTCTTATTGAGTCTAACGATAAATCCGTTTTTAATCTGAACAGAGTTAAATCCTCGGTGTGTCTTAAATTGCCCAGATGACACTACTTAGCAGGCTTTCCTGGAGCACCCTTCATCAAGGATTCATAGGTCATAAAAGGCTTATCGTTTGTGTCTGGAGGCCAAGGTGTGTACTCGTTCTCTTCTGGCTCAAACTTGTTGCTATATTCGTTTGGGTAGTTTCCTGGCATTTTAGTTCTCCTTGAACTTTAGAGTGTTTCCATCAAAGGCTTTACCAACCTCATTAGATAACATCATTGCTGCGTCTATATCTTTTTTCTTGGTAGATATTGGTTCTACTCCCTGCTTTACAGCAGAGTAGTAAGAGTCCAATTCTTTATCCCATTTGATTTCTTTATCTTTATCCCAGCCTTGCCTGGTAGGGAAGCACCCTGCAAAGTTTGGCATAGTAATTACTCTCATCATTTTATTACTGCAGACGGAGCAAATCTCTTCTTTTTCAAAGTCAGAGTATGACCTTAATATCTCTTCTTTAACTTCGCAGGTGCTACAGATATAATCGTATCTAGGCATTATATTTGTGTCACAAAACTTGAATAACCAGCATCAATAAATATCTGGGCTTGAGCATCACTAATTGTATTGGTAGTTCCGCCAAGATAGTATGAATCAGCAGCAGCTAGTGTGTCTTGGCTTGGTGTCTGCTCTGTGGTAACGGTAGTTCCATTAACAATAAATGTATAGCCACGAGGAATATCAGTAATAAATGGATTGATAGTTCCTGTTATTGAACCACCAGTTACTGGCCTAGCAGCAAGACGAGCGTATGGAGTGAACTGGGTGTAGTCAGCTCCCCAAGTTTCCCAACGCCAAGGTGTCGTTAATGTGTAGGGCATCTTTTCCTTTCAGAATTAACTCACCACCAAGCAGGGCTTCTAGGTCCTGCCTGATAGTCAATCAACTATTAGTTGATAGAAGTTGCAGTCTCAATGCGGTATAGAGCCGCTTCACGAAGACGTGCAAAGCCACCGAAATAGTACCAGCCGATGGTGCGGAAACGGCGCAGAGCGTCAATTTCTGGACCAATCACAACTGATGTATCTTGAACGGTTGCTTCAGCAAGTGCTTCACGACCTGCAACTACTGCGCTATAGACAGTAACTGCTGGTGATTGCGTATTTGCCGCAGACGGAACGCGAGGTGTTTCAACAATGAATGCACCTTCAAGAACGCCAACTGCTCCAGCAACGAACGGAGTACGATCAACGTACTTGGTTAATTCCTGGAATCCACCAGTGCCTGATTCGGCACGGAGGTCAGCAGACTGACGTGGGTGTAGATATGCAGCATATAGATCGCCAATGCGAGGAACTGCCTTGTTGCTGCGAAGCTGAACAACAGCCTTACGGATGTTAGCAGATGTAATGGTGCCAGAGGATGTAATAGAGTTGGTGCCAGTTGCGGCTCCACCGTAGATTACGTTAGTTCCTGTAGAACCAGTTAGAACGGCTGCTACTACAGAGTCAATAGAATCTGCAGCGTTGTATGCAATGATGTCAGCAAGAGCTGAGTCAACATCGTTGAAAGAAGTTAGATTCAACTTCTTGGTTGTTGTTACGGCTGAGCCGTACTCATTAAGTGTTACAGTAACCTGTGAAGGGTTACCAAGAGCAATAGAGGAAACATCAGAAGTTTCTGTCAATGTACCAGTCGCTGTTGAGAGATCTGAGTAAATGGAGAATACAACTGACGAACCTGGCATTGCTTGCTGTACTGGCTTAACATCAGCCAACGCACGCATCACTGGGATGGAGCGAAGAGCCATACGAACATACTGATCGTACGCACTCTGTACAAGGTTTTGCATTGACGAAATTTGTGTCAATGTACCTGTAGGAATTGCCATTTATTTTACCTTTCGGATAGGTTCGGTCTTAGAGACCAGACGACCTAATAATTTCATCCAGTTCTTCACGGCTATTTGCATTCATCAACTTACGATGAACGTCTGCTTGGAACTCAGGAGTAACTCCCTGTTCTACAGCATTGGTCATCCGTTGATATGCAGCAGCCTGCTTTGGATCTACATTAGGCGTTGCCTGGTTAGACTGGGTTTCATAGCCGAATACATCGGCATAATCTTCCAGCCATTTAGATACAGACTCTTCAGTTGGGTCTATATCCTGTGGGATAAATGCAGCAATTTTGCTGTTTACCCC